GAGGGCCAGAAGAAATTTATTGAAATTGGTAGATCAACATCAGAGTTTTCACCACAAGCATTACAAGAGAATACTGTAGAAAAATCAACGTCTGGTTGCAGCTCTGAATAATATTCTCTATAAGATCTAGAATCCATAGCAAAAAATTCGTTATTGATAAAGTTATTAATAAATTCCTTATCTTCATTTCCGTCTACAGAAAGTAATTGTTTTCTTAATCTTGTAGTAACTTCTGAAGTTCTACCACCCATTGCTTTTTTCATTCTATCAATTTCAGTAACAGCATCTTGTTCATCTTTGTGGGTCATAAATTGAAATTCTACTTTTCTACCTGAGTTTGGAAGTTTATATTTAAATTTATTTTCACCGGTAAACATTTTTTCATCAATAGATTTATGCTCAAAAAGTGTTAGATCATATTCACAGTCCTTTTCAACTACATCACAATGTATGCATTGTGTATCTGTAGAATAAGTTTTTCCGTAACCTAGCACTCTTGCTGCTAACATTATAGCATTTTTATCACCTATTAATAGTTCATCAAGTCCTACTTTTGTAACTATTAAAGATTTTAAAAGTTGATCAATGACAACGCCCTTCTTAATAAGGTTTTGAGAAGTCAATATGTCTTCTTCTTTTGCTGTCATATATTTTATTTCTATCGTTCCTTTTGATAAGGGATGTCCTTCAGGGTATAGAAGACCCTTGCTGGGTAAATCCACTACCTCAGTCGGGAACTTAGGTTGTTCTTTAGGCATTATAACTCCTTTTTTATTTTTTTAACTACAACTATTTGTTTGTCATCAAAGGCAGAATGCCACATTCATAATTTGATGTTAAATATAGTATTCTTAGAACTGTAATACTGCGTAATCGTATCTAAGCGTACAAGTAATCTCTACTGGATCAGATGTTGCCCAGTCTAAATCACCAAAAGTAGCTGATTGAATATAAGCACCAACTAGTTGCCATTCTTCAATTACGTCACCTACTGGTCCTAGTAAGTTAAATGTAACGTTTTTCTTGTAAAAATCTGAGTATCCATCACGACCTGTTACAGATTCGTGAGATAGACGAACCCATTCCATTACAGCTTGCGCAGCTGATGGGACTATAGGATCGTACATTGTTATATCAAGTGTTTGCCATTCCCCTTTACCCTTAACATAGCGCTTTACGTTTATATGATCAAGTGCAACTTCTTCAAACTCGATACTTGGACGACTGGCAGCCTTGATAGTGTAAGCAGGAATGCCTTCTATATACATAATGAACCGATTCTGAACTTTCGGTTCAAATTGTGTGAACATTATATCGTTCGGATCAATCAATTGTGGCATTCTATTTCTCCTGTGTTACAATTTTATCGATAATAAATATCATTAAACAGAGAAAAGTGTTTAAAAACAAAAAAGCCCGAAAGATTATTTCAGGCTTTTAAGTTAATTAGGTGTCTCTTAGCTTGGGAAGCTAGCACCTGTAGGTTGTACGACAAAGTCTAATACAATGAATTCAACTGAACGTGCTGGCTGTAAGAAAATTTGTCCTACTAGCTGATTACGATCAATCACATCTGCTGTATTATTTGTGTCATCCATAACAACTCTGAAAGCTGTCAGACCTTGATTAGATTGTATAGATTCTAAATAAGGATTTACGATGTTGAGGAATCTATTCCTTGTAGCAACTGTATTGTTTTCAAACAATAAGTAGCGTGAGGAACTTGCCACAAACTTCTTAACCCTGATAAGCAATCTACGTACATTGATTCTATCAAGTGCTGAAGGTTTAGCTTGTAATGTTTTTTGACCAAACACCACAACACCTTGACCTGGAAATGAAGCAATAGGATTGATCCTATCTTCATATAACAAGTCTCTTTCAGCGTGTGTTAAACGTGTCTTAGCTTCTAGTACGTTAGTTAGTCCACCACGATTTAGACCTGCTGGTGCAAACCATTCGTGAGCTACTCTATCGTTCTGTGCTATAACACCTGGAATTACAACTGAAGGTGGTACCCAAGTTGGTAGATTAATACTATCATCAAGTACCTTTACCCAAGGATAATAAGCAGCAGCATAATTAGTGTCTACAGTTGTTACTGCACTAGTTGTTGCTGATATTCCATCACCCCATGCAGAAGGATCAAAGACGTAGAAGGCATCGCCTCTATCTTTAACCATATCCATAGCATGATTAATTGGGTTAGGGTGTAATGTGTATATTAAACCAGGAGTAGCTAACATGTTAATGTCAAACTCATCCTGATTACTAACAGCATTTATCGCCCTTTTGTAAGCTACAGATCCACTTGCAGATGATGTCGAACAATCCATACCTTGTTGGTTTGTTGCCGATATACTACCTGCTGTTTTCTTCTCTTTAGCTGGATTAGCACCATCATAGCCACCTTGAAAAGGTACTACGAATTTATGCTGAGCTACGTTTGATGATCCGAGTGCTATATTAGCATCGGCTGCTACGAATGTTGCAGATCCACCAAAATCTCCTGCTGAAGCTGATGGGTGACCTTTAAAATCGTTAAGACTCATCGTAACGTTATTACCTGCTACAGCTCCTACTGGAAGAGGTGATAAGTAATCTCTGTTTATCCGTTTTGAGAAATCAAATCCGTGAAATGCTGTCGTATCATATTCAGATGTTTGAGCATTCTGCTGGACAGAAACATAAGATGCTGTTGCTACTGTACATGAAAGTGTTGAAACAGTTACTGTTGGTAACGGCTGTATTACTTTTCCATGTCCAAAAGGAACTAGAGCAGCTGGTGCTCCATTCTTAACTACAGTATAATCAGATACATAAATATATTTAGACATATTTGGCCAGTCACCATTGTAGGTCAACTTACCGTCTGAATCTATAGTAACGTATCTATCACCAACTTTTCTTGCAAAGTAATTTGCTGAAGTTGGATCTAAGTTAAGATTGTCGTACTGTTCTATAATAACATCATCAGATTCTTTATATGTCTGTTGGTCTATCTCTCTAACTTGTATAGAGAAAGAGCCAAAGTCTGAACCTGGTACTGTTCCTGCTTGTTTTACATTTAGTATAGCAACTTTATGTTTACCATGAGTATCAACTTCACCATGTGATCTTAGATTAACTTTAAACAAATTAGTTGTTGCATTGTTTATCTTCTGAGATGTTATATAAGGTGTTGATGCATTTTGGTAATCTTTACTCAAATTAACTGTGTTAAGTGAGCCTGTTACATTTGTTGCTCCTGCTAATGCTGTTACTGGCTTAAACAACTTATATAGATAAAATGGTGAGTCTTGTCCCTGTGCCTTTGTTGACATTGGGTTCCCACTAAATACATCATCTATGTATGTTGCTGATGTAGAGTCTAATGATGCTGTAATTGCAAAAGATCCTGTGTTAATTCCAAAACTACTTGCAGATCCTGTGATGGCAGTGCCAACAAAGGTTGCAGTTGAATTTAAATTACTTGGTGCTAATACAGCAAAAGTTTCGGGTATAGGTACACTAGCTGATACATCAGCTAATGCAGCAATTGTTAACATTGCTGGTGAGTACCCACCAATTCCTAAAACTCTAACAATCGTAACAGAGCCAGCGCTGCGTAAGTACTCTCGTACTGTAAATGGAACGTATAGATCTTGATCTAATCCTCCAAACATATCCGCGAATTCGTTGAAATTTCGTACAATTGTAGGAACAAAAGCAGGACCTTTTTTAGTAGGTCCAACGATTGCTGCGCCAATTTCAGCTATTCCTTGCGGAAGGAAGGAGAGATCTTTTTCACGAGTAAATACGCCCGGTGAGACAATTCTCTCTGCCATTTTGGTTCTCCGATTATTTGTTGTTCATGAACAAAAACTTTTATTCAAGAATAAATATACTCTAAACCATTGAAAATGCAGTTGTTTTTATTTAGTCTTTTTTAGAGTCTTCTTTTGTAGTAGTTTTTTCTACGGGAGCTGGTGTAAATACGCCTGTTTTTGGATCTAGTTGTCCTTGACCATATTTTTCATTA